GTCCAGTCAATGTTGGTTAGTCACGTTTAAGCTTGTAAAACGTGGCTAATCCTGTTGTTTGTAGTGATGTTATTCGTAAGGAGGTTCGCTACTTATTGGAAACGGGGAGTTTGCAATCTCCAAGAGAACATTTACTTAGTATCGAAAGATTTTTGGAATCGATTGAAAAGAAATACAGAACGCATGAAGAAAGAAGTCCAATACTCCAAATTTGCTATATTGATTCAACCACCAAATCTAAAATAGATGTACCATTGCTTATGCTAGAAAAATTACAATATGAAGGAGAATACAAACCATGGGAAATGGTATTAATAAATAGTAAAGTTAAACCTTCACAATCGTTTCTTAAGGCGTTAGTTTTATATTCAAAAACTTTAGTTTTAGGAAAATTTAATATATTTGAAGAATTTTTGGATTCTTTTTTAGTTAATGAGGATTTAATGGCACACAAATTTTTATCTGGAAGAGCAAGGACAGAGTGCTTAATTAATGGTTCTATTCCGTTATATAAGTGGTTTGCCTTCTTTTCTTCCGTCATTGATAGATCTGATATAATCCTGAGATCGATCGCAGGCATAATTTCAAAATACCCAGTTCCATTTTTGATGTCCAGTGATTCTAGAACAATAGATCAAGTTTTTGGTTTCTATAACATTCCGAATATTTTGGAGTGTTTGCATAACGCTTTATTATTAAAGTATTCTTTGAATAGGAAGGTTGTTGAAATAATGGGAAATGAAATTTATCTAGAAAAACTAATTGATGAGTTGGCTTTGTGTATAGCTATTTCTCCGAAGAAAAGAGTTAAGGATCTTCGTACTGAACTTAATTCTATATTTGGTTATGCTGGTATTGAATGTGATGATGAAGAGATTGGGGTTTATTCTCATGATGGTTGGGATCCATTAGGCAGAAAAGCTCATAATAAGTTAAAATTAATTAGGACTAAAAATACTATGCGTGCTTTTAAAGAAACAAAACATTATACAAAGATGCGAATTGATATTTTTGAAAAATTTGATTCTTATTCGTTAAAATATTTAAAAGAAGTTTGTTCAATCATTTTAAAGTACAATCCTCTTAAGGACACAAAATTTGAATCGTCTGGATTTACTATTACACTTGGAGTTATATTAAATATTGTATCTATAGCAGGCTTTGGGAGAAGCGATAAATACAAATCTGCAAGTAGGTCTAAGGAAGATAATGTTAAAGATAAATCTGTTGGTGATGATCTGGAAAATAGAGTACTAACATTGCATGAGTTAGCAATTCAAAATAATATATTACCATTATCGCCATCTGATTGGGTAGCTAATTGTATCGGATTATGGAAGAATACTTCTTCGGGTATTGGTAAAAGAACTTTAAAATATAAGAATGAAAATGGAGAGGAGCTGGATGTAGATGTTGCTAACAAACCTCTCGTCGGATTGGTTGAAGGTACGTCTACATTTAAAAGGAAAATGATTTCAGAAAAGCTTACAATAGATAACCCTGGCAAAGTTGGAGGTCGTGATGTGCCTTATAAAGCTAGCCGTTTAATTTATGTTGTGCCTATGCAACGGAATCATTGTCAAGCAATTTTTATCGATCATCTTCAAAGATATTTATCATCAGGTCAGGGTTTAGCACCTGTCGCAGACGATGTAACTGCAGCTAATTTTACAGTGGGCAAAGAAGTAAATATGGGTAAGAAAGCTTTTGACGATGTAAATGTTATTGCCACTTCAGGTGCTATAGGTTATTTAGAAATTGGTTTAGATTATAGTAGTTTTGATGGAAGTCAAGTGCCCAGTAATTTTAGGATACCCATAATAAATGCATTTAAAAAGATATTTTTAGCACCGGAATATGAAGGCAAAGTTTTTGGGCCAGATAAAATAACATATGAGGAAATGTTGAATTATGCTTTTGGAGATGGATATATTACGAACACATTTTGGGATGTAGATAGACAAGTTCTTATAAAATCAGAAATTCCACGTAAAGGCTTCGAAAAAGTGTATGTTAAAAATCCTATTCAAAGGAAAGATAGCGTCAATAATGTTTTAAAAGTTCGAATAAATTTAAAAGTTTTAGATGAGGGTTTTCATTATCTAGCTATATCAGATGAAGATCCAGACGTTCTTGAGGCTGTGTATAAGGGAGAAGTTCAGTTATGCTGTAGAGCTGATGGTGCTGATTTATTTAAATTAACAACCTTAGCTTCTGGTGAATTAGGTACATTACTTTTAAACTCTATTGCGTGCGAGAATATGGCGGCAAGGATTATAAAACATATAAAATCGTTATCTATTGGTTCCAAATTACGACCAGTTACTAAGGAATGTGTTGGTGATGACACTAGATTAGTTTTTCGTATTGTAGGTGATATTACTTCAAATGACGTCGATGATATGTTAGAATCTTTATTTATTTACTGCGAAAATTCAGGATATACCATTTCTATACCCAAAGTGCAGATAAGGCCGTTTAAAAGTGAATATATACAAACGTATGCATCGCATGGTTTATTAATTCCTCGCGATCATATTATGGTTATTTCTTCAGAAAAAGTTCGAAAACTTGATGATATGGATAGCTATTTATCTTCAAGGAAAAGATTTTATTGTACAAAAATTGCTAGAGGATCAAATCCATTTGCTATGAGTTTGCTATTTTACTTTGAGGCGTCACATGTTTCTAAAATGAAATTGAAGTTTTCGGATCTAACTATAGGCTCCTGGCAGAAAATTAAGATGAGAGATGCTTATTCTAAACTGCAAGAAGAAAGGAGTATAAAGAAATGTTTGTTAACTACGAAGAATTCAGACTCAAAAATGACAATTTTTAAGAAAGATTATTTAGATCCTAAACATCAGAAAATTTTGGAACAAGAAAAAAGAAAAAAGAATAAAACACTTTCAGATTTGTGTGGAGAAACAAATTATTCTGTTCTTCGTAGGAAAATAACTGTGAAGGGTAGTTTAGAGCGAATCAGGAGGGGGTATGTTTGGTCTATCAGACGAAGCATACAATCTTTATTATTACCTATTGATGCTTCAGGTCATGGCGTTTGTTGTTGGTATTTTCCAATATTGGTAACACCTGCATCATTCATTTATGAATATATATCTGCACAATCTCTTTTATCTATTTCAGAAAGGAAGTATATGGTTACTTTATTATCAGTTGGTATAGGATTGAATTTAAAAATGGGTGTTGATAATAAGTTAGAAAAATATAAACTATCACCAGGACAGATAAATAGGGAATTCTTTTTAAAGTCGTTAGTTGCACCAGAATTATATAACGCTTTACCAGCATTAAAGTCTCTTGACTTGGGAAGATTAAATTTTGAAAATGCGATTTCACGTATGGAAGAAAGTTTCGTTATGACAGAAAGGAGTATGAGGCATGAGATTCCATCATTAATTGAAAGCAGTGTTATAAAGTTTATTGAAAGAATAATGGAATCTGAACTTGAATTGGAAGTCTTGAATGATGAATGGGTTTTGGGATTAGATATTACATATCAAGATATTCCGTTTGCGCGTTCAAAAGAAATACCATCATCTTTATTATTTTTAGATCCAATTACTATGATGTTAATAGATCATTATGGAATGCTGGAAGTTGACACACGAGAAAACCTTTCAAGGAATAGAGTCAGAATGATTATTTCTAGAGAACCGTTATTGCGTAATAACATATCACCTGAAGAAGTAATTAGAGTACTTTTTAGTTTTGGATGTCTTACAATGAATGAGCATGAAAAAGCGCACATAATTCTAATGCGTATTGGCTTTTCGAATGACAATGCGCAAACTTTATTCGAGAACATTATAAAAGAGAAAGATTATCTAATTACCACAGAATCAATTGGAGGAGCATGGTCAGATGATTTATTGGGATTAATAAATATTGTTAATTCATCAAGATTGCGTAATCCAGAAATATCGTTTGTTGGAGGTATGCGATCAGTTGATAAATTAATGCAATTTATGGCTTATGCATTTTTCTCATTTGTTCAAGTAAAAAAGTTGCTCTTAGAAGGAATGGTTTGTAAAGAAGTTACTATTACTAATGCTAAATCTGAAATGAGAAGAATTGAAATAAATAGAGACTTAGAAAAACTTGGTACTCTTGGTCATACAGTTACATTCCCCACTTTCTTTAGGTTATTGAATCGAGCGGGCAAAAGTCCGCCCATGGCATTACTACTTCCAACATTGATAAGAGAGCTGGCATAAGGACCTATTGGCATCTTATAGCATCACTG